TTAAAGTTTGTTTCCTAGTCGCCTTGATTGTAATGTGTTATTACAAACATCAGTGTATAAGTAGTTGTTGTAAAGAAGGCTTCCAAGGAGATATCACCGAATTATACGATGATTTGATGAGTCATTACCGTGAGATATTTCCTTCGGGGAATCGGAATGCAGGTGGTCCTCAATGGTACGCTTACATTGATTCTATTGCCTCAGAGTTAACTCACGATGAGTTTATGGCGTATCATCAATTTTACTGTGGTGTTTCGGGGTCTCCGGTAGATCCTAGACGCGCCGAACAAGGTATTATCCAACGAAATGTAACGGTGAAAGATTTGAATCAAGTGGATGTAGTAGGAAGTTATTTTCATTGTTGTTGGCCGTGTTTGTGTGATGTTATGAGATATACTCGCGTAGAAGAGAGAACCGTGACTCTACGAGATGGTGATTTCACGCATAACGTATTGACTATAGGCGATCCGTGTGTGGGATCCGATGATTTCCCAGAGAATGTTGATTCGTATGTATGTCAAGACGGTATAACTCAGAATGGTATTCGGGCTCCATCGGGTAGATTGATTTACGCGGTATTACACGAGCCTCTCCAAGATGAATCCTTACAAGAAACCAACGAGTTGTGTCAAGAAAGAATGGCTACCGATCCTGATGAGTTACGGGGAGGTATGGGTGATATCTTTGTGAAATTATCTTTGATTAACCCCTAAGTTAAATAATTGACTAAGTAGTGAATGAGGGGACCATAGTGGTTTCAGAATAAAAAATAATTGAAATATCATTCCTATCAAAAATCCGAAGTCTAGAGGCTCAATAGTTACACTTTGGATTGGTTTGTAAAACATACATTTCTCCTGTAGTGTTTCCCAAAAAGTGCATTCCTTGGTAGAATTACGATAATACTCTTCTAAATGAGTCAAAATACAACGATTATCTAACACCATCCAATGAGAAAAGATTAACATATTCAGTAATAGTGAATAGGGTAATAACTCTGAAGGTAACAAAACTCCAGTTAGACAATTCATAGGGACTATACCATAATAATGTATATCATATATTATATCAGCGATCATCGTGTCTGAGATAAGTTTCGGATCCATACTATAGTCTAGAAACCATAAATTTGATATAAAAAATAAACCCTATACTAACGTACAATTAAGATGACTTATTTTCGTAACATCGTATCCAAACTCTTTACCAACGGTATAATGGAAGCCAAAGATAACCTTATTCTGGGACGATGGTCTATGAATTATTCTAAAGATTATTTAGATCGTAAAATCTATTTGGCCAATCATGATCACTGTGGTCCTTGTGGATCTCTTTCTGAATTACCGAGTGTTACCAAAACCCCAAATAATAAAATCTAAGACTACAATAAATGCTACGCTCTATAACCTTTCTTCATTTCTTTACAGCAACTTGTATTGTTGAAATGATCTTTTTATTTTTGTTTCGCTTTACACGAAGTCCCTTAACGGGAAAAGCCATCAATCAGTGGTACACGAATTTACGATGGAGCGCCGTTATTTTAGATATCGTATCTGTCTTGATAGGGTTTTACCTTGCGAAATTTATTTACGAATATTTAGTTGCGAAAGGATATCTCACAATGAAACACGAACTCGGAAAATTTTTAGGAATTGTATTGATGGTTCAAATTATTCACGATTTTTCATTTTATGCCTTTGTGATACAACCGACCCCTATGGGTCAGAGTCTCGTTATGGATGAATTCAAACGATATGCGAAGTCAGTTAGAACAGGAGCCGTGATAGGTGATTCATTAATGTATTTGCTTGGAACTCCCCTTCTATTTTATCTAGCCACTCTGAGACACGATATCAATGTGTTTTCCTCATTAGTGAGTTTATATTTGATTGGGTACTTTGTTTATCAAAAACCACTCGTCACTTAAAGAAACTAGAAATATCAGGGCCTTTCACATCTAATAATTCACTACTATAGTTATAGGTATTTCTCAATAAATGATTCATAGTATAAATCTCGCCTTGTTGATCTATGATTAGTTTTCTACAAAACTCCATTAAATAACTATGGTTTGTATGTAATAACAATCGTTTACTCATATCAATCGCGACTTGATGGTGAGGTATCATATGTTCTAAATAACTTTGATCTGTGAGTTCCATCCCCTCCATATGAGCGGCGTGATCGTCCGGTTTGAAAAACAAGGGATTACATCCACCCCCGGGTGCCTGAGACATCAAAGGGGCATAACGTTCTAATTTAGTCAGTTCATCGTCTACATCAAAGGGGATATCATCAAATACAGTATCGGATAAACTACGTTTCATCATAGTCATCTCCCATATTTCGTAGCTTTGCTTCCGTATAATGTCTCTACATAAATGAAGCATAATTGGATTCGTTGTATGAGGTATTAACAAATGACTCATATCAATGGCTACTTGATGATGAGGTATCATATGTTCTAAATAGTCTAAATCAGTTAGTTTATCGGTACACGGGTTTGATCCAGTAAACGAATGGTTGTGATGAGAATGATCCATATACTTTAATCCTAGATTATAAATCCTCACTATCCACAGGAACCATATCCACTAAACTAGTTTGACTACTACTTTTTTTCATAGTCCCATATTTTCTCTTCATATACACTAGCGAAGATTCTAGGGTAATCACAGATAAACAATTCAACATAATAGGCCATTGTTGGTAAACCAATGTATAAAACAAAAAACACGAGTTCGCCGTTATATTGATGGCCATTGTTTGACTGGATAAATCTCCGGCTGATTGACTCTTATACACCTTGTACACTTGGGGAACACGTGAAACCAATCCACACATAGTCCCAAACATAGAGACAACATTGGCTATTCCTTCTAAAGTTATCATTTTATAACCTTAGAAGAATAATGTTTAAGTTAATAACTCGTAGATAGTTTGTGAATCTTTTCGTGAATCACTTGTTCTTTCCTAGTCACTATTTGATCTAATATATCAACATAGATTTCCTTACATTCTTCCGATGATTCTATGGTGCTTACCAAGGTTTCAACTAATTGTAATTCACTAGAAGACCAACAGTGTTTTAATTCAGCTGTAACACTCGTATCTTCGATTCTGCTAGTATCTTTTCCAGACAAGATATTGATATAATGATGTATGGTATGATTAATTAAACTTTGATCCTCATATGAGTCTTTTAATAGAGTTAATCCTTGGATAGCTTTTGTATAAAATGCGGTAAAACGTTCATCAGATAAAGGGTACCATTCAACACATTTTACAATGGGATTCCCAATATTATGGAGATCGTGTCTAGAATCGCCTTGAAGTGTTCGGGTTAATCCTTGAAACAACGTGGGTTCGTGAAATTGAATTGAATTCTGACTCACTGAAATTTTAGTTCCGTTAGGTTTATATTGAAGTAATCCTAATTTCAATATACACGAAAGAGGTTCCAAAATCAATTGTTTAGATGATTCGGTAGGAAACATTTCATATAAACTATACATCCGAAACAATGTTTTAGATGATATAGAGTCCATATACTTAAATAGATAAGATTAATCATCGTCTAATAGAAGAGGGTAATTCGTCAAAGGTCAGTTGACCTGAATGATACTGATAATAAATAATTCCATCGTGAGACGTAGCACCAAATTCCTGTTCAGGGTGTTTTCCACGTAATCTAAGCTGAAACTGAGGTTTATTGATGTAAATACGAGGATATTGAAGATAATATTGAGGATAATATTGAGGGGGATATGTATCTCTCATAAGTGATTGGGCCTCGTCAGGTGTATGTTGATCCCGGTTATATCCAACAAATTGAATGATTTCTTCAGGTTTTAGACCTACCTCTACCGCTTCCTCTATTGGTTGTAGATGCTTACCCCCTCTAACACAACCACGATAAATACGACTATATTCCTCCACAGCACGGGTTTCCTCTTGGGAAGATGCAATACCTGGGCACATCCCTACGTGTTTCATAGCTAGTATATCACAACCCTTAGTTACAGTGGATCCAACATCCGATCCATCCGATCTAGATACCCCTATATGTTGCTTCAATCTTTCTAGCATATTGGTCGTTTTACCTACATAAATAAACACCACCCCACCCAAAGGATCTTCAGTTGATAGACTATCATTAGAAGGTTTACGAATCAACAAAGCATAGATAAAATTAGTTTTATTACAATCAACCCTACAACCAGGGTCTAAAAAATATCCGTAGCTAGGACCGATTTTTCTTTCTTCATCTGAATTCATCTTGCGACATACACCCCTATTTTCACCCTTCATATCTATTGTATACAAAGGTTCTACTGTTTGTAAATCGGTTATAGCGCACCTCCTAGATAGTGCAGATTCGCTTTCACGTAATCTTCTACGTCTATCGGATCGGTTGGCCTCACTAGCGGATAGTGGACCCAAAGGTTTTCCTCCTCGCTTAGTGAGTCTACGTTTTACGCGACGTCTCTGAGTCAATCGTCTCTTACCTACCCTTCGTTTAGTCACTTTCTTATGCCGAGTTGTACTCTGTAAACCATAATTTATCGTTCGTTTCCGATTGATATCCACACCCTTACCATCTATTTCTGATTTGTGAGATCCCTGAATAAAGACGGGTGGATAATAAAACCGAGTGAATATTTGATGATCTGCTAAAAAGATGTCGTAGGGTTTTAATTGTTCCGGTTCAATGGTCTGATCCAATAAGGTCGTGGCTTCTTCGGGTGATTGGATGAATAATGCGTGAGTCGTGATTATTTTGAATCGTTGATAATCAATTGGATTTAGCCCCGATTTAGGTTTCAGATTGACCGCTTGTTTTCCCGCTCGGCTGATTTTAGGAGGAATAATCCACCCACCCATATAACAACTGCGTTTTGGTGGATGGGGTAGTCTAGAAGAGATTTCGGCATCTTCTTCTAAGATTAAATTATTATGAGTTTGATTACTGTAAATGGCTAATAACGCTTTGCGATGTGCCGCGGTGCATCCTAATTTTGCGATAATTTTCTTTTGCTTGGTGTTGTACAGGGTTTTTAACTTTTTGAGTAATTTACGATTGCACTGAGTCAACGTCAAATATTCAGCGGGAATCCATTGAACGTGACACACTTTAGACGAGTATTGTTTCGTGAGGAGAGTAGCCTTGTCTCTAAACGTAGATTCATCTTTACAGATAATATAGATATTGTATTTATTGACAGGCATATTACTATAGCATTGATTAAAAAAATGAAAAGATAGGATTCCTAGATTCAATCGGTTCTTGAGTCAAAACCAAATCTTCGGCTAAGCCCTCACCATCCATCGGAACATCCACTACCAATAGATCTACATCACCGATAATCGAATCAAATACTTTCTTTTGCGGATACATTTCTTTGAGTATATCTTTGAACGAAAATGTAATGTAATTTAATTCTTTCTTTAACATCGTTAGGGTGATCACATAATTCAAAAAGACCGTATGGATTTTATCGGGTATTTCACTGTCAATGGATTGAGACATAAAGGTATCAAACACATCATTGGATGATTTGAAATGATTGACAAATTCAATATACATAGATTTAGGCTTACCCGATAAATCCGTCAAAACTTCCATATGAACTGGGGTTATCATAGATTGTAGCGACATTGTTTTAGATGTGTGAGATTTGACACGATCAATACAATCAGAACATTCTTGGTGTAAGTCTCGGATACGTGATTTCATCTGACCGGCAAAATCCGCCGTCATAGGAGAATAATTGTCTTGTCGTTTTCGTAAGATGTCTTCAATCGCCTTCATTTGAGAGCCACCTTTTTGAGAACATTCTTGTTCTTTCACCAATTCATCATAAGAAAACAAATCGTCACCTTCTGAATAACCACATTGCTCTAATCCATCTAAAAATAATTCTTCAGGAGGAAAGGTTTGTCTCCATTCTTGGATCACCGATTGTATGTACATCCGTACAAACGGATTGCTTTGAATTAGTCGTAGTAAGGATTGTTGAATCTCACACCTCAAACGCGATAAAATATGAATCAAGGATTTCTTATCAGACCGACACAAAATGATAAAATGTTGTAAGATACTAATTTGAATTTTCTTATTTTTCATATGATTCGTTACTTCTAGAGGATCGTGCATATCAATCTCACCCGAAGCACACCGATTAATCAAATCATCTAACTTGTGATAATTTAAAGAGTCCATATACTAGTAGTTGATATTATTTATTCTTTTTTAAACTTTCTTTGTGCTTGAGATTTCCTATATGTTTCACTTTGTCATTTTCACGCAACAACATGGTTTGCATTACTTTTCCTGATTTGTGACGACCAATTTTTTTGAATAAATCTATTGGGGCTTCTGGATATTTCTCCGGGTCTTCGTAATGATGATTCGCTTGGATACCCCGTTTCAGATTATCTTTACCTCCAGGATGATATTGGAACCACCGACTCACATCATAAATCCGATGTTGTCCTTTGAGTTCCAAAATAATCCAATGAGGCTCTTGTAATACACGTTTGATTGTATATAATTTAATTCGTTTCTTAGGTTTCTTATCTTTCCCTCCAATATGTGTAAAGTTAGAATCAATCCGAGTCAAAACATCATAACACATAGACAACGAACCTTCTACCCAACATTGATGTTTGGAATAGGCTTCATTCACTACATAAATATTTTCCGGAAATGGTTTCAGAATTGTTTCATATCGTTCTTTAACCGATAACCCAGGTTTCCACATATGAACTCCGGCACTCCAATAATGAGAATACACAAAGTCAGGTTTGGGTGGTGTGATTCCCAACACAGCTTTGACTTCTTTGTGTAAATGACGAATTAATTGGGATTGACCCATTTTGCTAAGATTAGACCACATAGTGGCGTACATTCCGTCAGTATAGGATATCATAATCAATCCCGAATCAACATCAATCGGTATAATGTGACGAATGTAATTGTCGGTAATCGTTCGTTTCAAATTATGAAACCATACTTTACCCGATTTATCTTTGGGATATCTAGCGTAAATTCGTAGTAACGGTATCTCTGTCACATCGTTTACAGCCTCTACGTCCTTAAATTTAGGAAAGGATTGAAGGGCTTTCTTGGGAACACAACACAGAATCGTATGACCAAATAGTTTAGACCGATTCATTTGAATGAAATTTTTACCTATATCCGTAACATCGGTATCTAGTTTCATCGTTACATTATCACACGAGTCTAAATGATCTACCATTTTCTGAATCAATGAAGAAAACCCAGAAGATATCACATAATAGTCTGTCTTTCCAAATAAATCCTGTTTGAATGATTTGATAGCTTGATGAGCATTCATAGTTTCAAATTCACTGTCATAACCTAATTTACTCTTGAGTACATAGGTCATACGTTTTCCCAACACATCAAAACAAACTTGCAATAGAGTAACCGATTGAAGATAGTTCTTTGTATATAATTTCGCTCCATTCAGTAAATCGTCTAATAAAGAATAAAACTCTACATTCGTTCCCATTATTTTATAGGATATCTTACTTGGAAGTTGAATCAATTTATCGTGAAGATTGAATTCTTTGAGTAAGGACATCATTTTCTTGTGTTTGGATGAAATACGAGCTCCCCCCAATTCAAATTGAGATCCCTTTTCAGATTGAGTAAACAATCTTCCTCCCCAACGATTGGTAGATTCCACAATCAAAATAGACTTGTCAGTTTTAGATAACTGATAAGCCATATATAAACCAGATATACCACCACCTACAATAATATAATCATAAATAGCCATTTACTATTTGTTAGAAAATTATAACTACAATCTTAACTTGATTCAACCGCTACATCACCCACATTACCCACATTACCCACATCACCCACATCACCCTTATCTGATCCTACTAACGCAGTAATTCTGTCTATCATACATTGTTTATCTTCTGGTGAGCATTTAAGTATACCCTTTTCAGGCACATTCATAAGTATATCAAATAGGTTAATCCACTTAATCTTATTTTCTAAAATAGGAGTCACGATATGAAGCATTATTTCATCTGAGGTGAACCCTAGATTCCACATAAATTCCGTTAAATGTGTAACCTTTCTTTTATCTGTAAATAATGGTTCAAATACACCCGTACAATAATCTACAAACAACTCCTTGACCACACTAGTTACGTACTCTACTCGTTGATCTAAGGTGTTTAATTTACTAATTTGACGGTAAATTACATCTTTACGTTCTGGAGTAAGTGTCAGCGGGGATAACCTATCCATAATTTCTTTTATACGATCTATACCTTCCTCAGATTGCTTGTACGCCTCAACCTCAGATTGAATTAACTCATCAATTCTAATTTTATCGCGTGCTTTATATAGTCTAGTTAACGTTGTTCGGGGCATTCTTTCTGAGCTGCCTTCCAATAGATCTTTCTTTTTATTCATAAATGCTTCATTTTGTGCACAAGCCATCATCATATTCATACATTGTGCGGTGAGAGATGTTCTAAATGATGAAGAGCATACAATATGTAGATTAGTATCTGAATCAACTTCTAAGACATTATGTATAAAGTGATTAATGATAAAATCTCCACCTTTAACGGAAAACATATGATCTATCATTATCGGTAAACACATTGACGCCTCACCCGCCAATAGACTACCTTTCACAGGTCTTTCGTCCTCTCTTTTAGAAACTCTAGAAACTAGGTTATGCATTATATTTTGAACTGATTCATTAAGAGTCACTATATTATGGCAGGCTGGACAATGCCTCATAAATATAAATGTGTGATAGACCCCATCCCATCCAGGTGTAGTTTCATCATACAATAAATATGTGACATCTGTAAATGTTTCACTTGAATGATAACTAACACTGACAAATTGAACGTCTCCTGGAAAACCACTTCCTCTCCCTATTTTTTTGATAACCTTTATTCGTAGACAATCTAAATTAGCTATTTGATTTACATAGTCCATCGGAATGTTATCTCCGGGTTTAAGTTTGGTAAATAATAAAGTGATGAATTTTTCTAAAAATTTACTATGAGTCACTACTAATGTAGTACAACTCGGTAAGTCAACTCCATCAGATTCATACAAGGCTCCATTACATAAATTATCTACAACGGTTTGGGGATTATATCTACCGGTAATATCGGTTACAAGGTCTTCGCTCCGAGTGACATCTCCAGGGGCTAATCCAAATAAATTTAGGAGTAATTGTGGGTGCTCACCACCACCAACTAAAGGAGTTAATTCACACCCTTGAAATACCCCATTAATCGCATCAACATAAGTATGTTTCAAGCGAGGATGATTAACCCGGTCACCCACACCTTGAGGTTTTTCGCACAAATGATTACCTATAAATATTCGTGTAGTTGGAAAATTAAGCTGCAGTGGTTGTTCGGATTGTGGTTGTTCGGGTAATAATAATATTAATTGTTTAAGTCCTCCCAATAGGAGTATTAGTTGGTCACCGGTACAATAGTTTTTGATAATAAAACGATTCGGCTCTAGGTGTTGCCAATAACCTTTTAGTTCTCCTCCTCGGTGTTTAGAATATCTACGAACACTCTTTTTACGAACACTCTTTCTGCGAACATTCTTTGTAACACTCTTTCTACGAACATTCTTTGTAACACTCTTTCTGCGAACATTCTTTGTAACACTCTTTCTGCGAACATTCTTTGTAACACTCTTTCTAACACTCTTTTTGCGAACACGCTTCCTAGAGTGTGTATTATAGAGGCTTCGTCCCATTTACATTATCTTAGATTTAAAATATAGGTTCACATTCCCAATCATATCTTTTGAGTAGGGTGAACACCTTGGTAAATCCTGTGAAGGGTGGCTCGTCTGATGGAGTCAATTCATCGGATAAAGGATAACTTTGACTCGGAAAAATAAATTCTAATTGCTGTTTGATAGGGGTAATTGTAGGATGAGGTTTAATTGTGACCCGCGTATAATACCGAACTAAGTCTTGTAAGGTGGGAGCAAATTCATAGGGGTAGTACCACTCCTGAGAGAGACACTCATTAAAATAATAATGACTCGTCCAAACTAAAGATTTCATATATTCGTAACATACTTTCTGAACTTTTTGAGATAACTCTTGAACCGGTAGGGGTGTGTGAGAACCCGTGATTGTAAATGTATTGTATCGGTCTACCCAAGAATCCTTGGATTCAAAGATAGTTCGTTCATCATTCATAAATAGAATGGGTTTATGTCTCATTATATCTTCTACTGGAAATCCGGAATAACTAGGGGCTTTAACCGTATGTTTATGTTTCTGAATATCATCATAAATTCGTCTGTATTTACGATGTTGTTTTAACCGTATTGTATGGATATCTTGTAGTCTATCTGTTTCACTGGAAGCCAAACAGCGTAAGAATTGTAGGAAATGCTCTTTGTGAAGTATACCCTTGGTTTTGGGATTCAGTAAATAAAATTTAGGGTTCTTTTGGAGACACTGTTTGTAAGCGTAGAGCAGATGATGCAATCCATCGTACCGTAATATGAGAGATGGAGAATGTTGAACGAAATCATTCCCTAACAAAAAACAAATAAAACAATAATCTTGGATCAATTGTTGGTTCGGTCGGCTCGTAGTGGGAAATTCAGCTAAGATCTCTTTTTTTAAGGCGGTAATATCTAAATATAAATACTCACAATCCATTTGTTCTAGATTAAATGAAGTTCGTTCTCGTAGTAAATAAATATCTTTGAGTCCCGAAACTAAGGCCAGCATAATTAAATCGGCATCTAGACCATAAATACACGTTCGTTGTCTAGCAAACTGAGGTTTATTTGTTTTGAGATATTGTAAAATCTTGTGTTCTCCTTCACCGGGTTCACTAGAATCGGATATAAGTACACCGGTTCCCTGAAATTCCTTGTGTAATTCATCATTTAATCGATTCATAAATTTAGTTCCTGGGGTGATTGCGTTGGTGTCCCAGGGTTTGGCTTCCAAGACACTTTTGTGACGTCGGGTCCTCTGTTGTATCATTTTGGCTTTGGGTGCCGGTCCATCAATGGCTAGATATACGAAGGTCGCTCCGGTCAACTGAATTAATTTATGAATATTCTCTATAATCAATACAATCATAGCCGATTCATCTCCATCAGTGACTTTGGCACAACACGGATGAATCAAACAATTCAAATCAAAGAATAACGCATCCACTGAATTAGGAGACAAAGGTTTAATTACGTGAGTATAATCTGTAATTAAGGTTTTAAAAAATACCGGAATACCCATTTTATAACAGAATAACTTAATCTTTAACTTTATTTAGCCTAATTCTTCACTAGAAGAATAATTTTGGGCGTTGGCGTGAATGATTGGAAAAAGAATCTCATTAGGTTGTCCGAGAGGCTCCTCATCTGAATCTGAATCTGGATCTGAATCTGGAACCAATACGCCGTCGGAACCAGGTTGATCTATATCTAGATCAACGTTATCTCTGGTAATACGACTACCGTCTGTATCAATAAGATCTTGTATACTTTGGGGTAAAACCGTAATTGGATTGTATCTCAAAATTAACGTTTCTAGGTTAGTTAATCTCCCTAGACCACTTGAATTATTTGGAAAATCATTGTTAAATTGATTCTGCTTCAATGATAACCCCCTTAGATTTACGAGATTTTCAAAACTATCGGGCAACGAATCCAAGTGATTCTCATATGCGTATAATTCTTGTAAATTTGTTAGATTCCCTATCTTTTCAGGTAAAGACAGTAGATTCATATCTACCAACAATAATTTGGTTAGTTTTGTAAGAGAACATATCGCGGGATTTACCTGATTTCTGTCCATCGGGCAATGGAATATAGATAACACCTCTAGATTCTTGAGATTTGAGATACTATCCGGTATTTGGGTAAATCCACAATTGGAGACATAAAGTCGTGTAAGGCCACCTAACATACTACATATCTGATCCAAGATACTATTGGGTAAGGCCCTTTCTACAGGATCACCCTCAATCTGTATAAGCCTTAGATTGCGTAGGTGCGCGAGTGAAGGCGGTAATCGGGTTAAGTTAGGGGTAACTAGTTCTAATTCTTCTAGATTACTGAGTTCTCCAATATTACTGGGTAACTCGCTCAAGTCATACTTAATAAGTAGATTTACGACGTCAAACTCCTTAACAATATATAAAATCGTTTCCATTACACCTTGATTACTACAAGGATGTATCATGTAATAACTAAAGTCTCCGTAGTATTCATAATCACCATATTCTTTTAATGTATTTAACTTTTGGGCAACCTCCATACCCTTGGGAGCTCGTTTTCTAAACGCCTCAGCGAAATTATCGGCATTTGTAGGATTATCCATATGCTGCATAATACTCTTCATCACACCTGGATCAAGATGTTCGGGCATAGGCATAGGCATAGGCATAGGCATTGCCTCTTCAGGCTCAGGCCCTTCAGCCCTTTTAGCCCTTTTAACCTTTTTAGCGGTGGCTTTCTTTTTCGTATAGTTTCCTTTGATTTTCTGTTTCTTTTGTGTCTTTTTAGGGCGCGTCTTTTTAGGGCGAGCCTTCTTTTTCCCTTTACCCTTTTTCCCCGTACCTTTCTTACCGTAACTCTTCTTAGCCTTCTTACCGGAACTCTTCTTACCACCATACCGTCGTAAGGATTTCCTAAAAGAAAACATCCCACTATATATATACCATTATTTTTTTATAATCTAATTATATATGAGCGTCTACCCACAAATACCCATAGATGAAAAGGTGTTTCGTGTGACAACCTTACTATGTGGACACGATACATCTCACGATATCTTTCAAACACCCCCAAAGAAACCGTGGCTAGGAATAAGTTCTTCTGGAGATATAGAAGGGGGTAATCCGTATAAAACAGCGAATCGTAATCCTCTGACTACCTTGAAACACAATACCTTTAATCTTAAACCTCAAACTCCCCAAAAACGAAACTCTCTGAAACCCAGACAACAAGGTCGTAAATTAAACAGAGGGAAAACACGACGGTCGGATGGGAAAGGTAAACGTAAAGATGCATTGAAACGACAACTACTTCAGGATGGTATGGAGGGAAAGGTTTCAGTCGTTGATACACGTGATCTGAAAGAGCGCTACAAAAGTATTCAATATAGTGAATATATCCTAGATGAATTAAATGAACAGTTGAATCTCTATGATTTTCTTTATAAAAATTATAAATTACAAGCAACTGAACAACCGGGACCTAGATTAGAAGACCAATCGTGGATTTCAGAACCAAGAGATGAACCGGTAGAACAACCAGAATCTATGGATATGGAGGGGGGCCAAGTCGGAGCAGGCCAAGTCGGAGCGGGCCAAGTCGGAGCAGGTCCCCGAGAAAAAAGACAAAGAAAACTCAGTCGTGCAGCCCAAGAAGCCGAAACTAGGGCTGTGGCCGCGGCACAAGAATTATGGGAAGAAATTAGAAAATGGGATCAATCGGTAGCCAATTACTTATCCGATCTAGAGTGGAGAAATCAAATGAATCAATCTATGTTAAATGCTGGAGTCGGCTTACAAACCTATAGTGAATTTGTATCTAGAATACCCAATATAAATGATGATGGAAGTCAAGCTAGATTTATTGACTTACAAAAATCAGATTCTCGCTCTCATAGAGCCTTTAAATTGTTTAAAAAACAGTACGGCACTCTAAATGTATCGCCATATGTCAAACGTGAGTGGAAAC